TCATATCTTCAGTATTTTTTTAAGGTTTACAGAACCCAATACTGGTGATTATAACAAAGGAGCAAAAAATATGCAGCGTGTTTATTCTGTGGGGTCTATGACACCTTCAATGGAATCTTTGAGTTCTCTGATGCCTGACTTTCGACCACCAGTCTCTAAGTATAGGTTTGTATTTGATATTACATGCTCAAGATCCATCCTATAATCATGATAGTCTATAATCTCATTCAATTTCTTGAGTAATATAGGCAGGTCCGCATTCGCATGCTGTCTCTTGATGTATTCAACAAACTCTTTATCTTCTTCGTTATCCATATCTTATATCTTTATGCGCTAGGCAATGTGTTTCCAGGTTCGGTTCCTAAAGCTCCAATGACAGCGTTACGCCTTTGGGTTTCTTGGAACTGTAATTGCTCAACATATTTGTCAATTCTCGCTTTGAAATTCTCGTCTGATTGATATCTCTCTTGGACATCTGTGGCAGGGATATCTTCAGTTCCCTTTGAGTATTGGTCAATAACTTGGAGTCTAAGCTGTACGTTAGCATTAGCTGGCGCATTGACCGCTTGTCCAGAGGCAATTTTCGAAAGGTCATCTTGTGTCTGTCTGATTTCTTCTTCTGTAGCAACCTGTGCTGGTTTGATAAATCTTTCTGGATATGATGTATCCAGTGTTGATGCAATTGCACTCAATAGCTCATCGTAGTCAAATCTTCCGCTTCTATCCAATTTAGATGCAATATCACCCATTGTGTTCAGTTTATCAAATAATACAGCTGCATCAGCATTGATCACTGGATAATCAAGGTAGAAATCAACCCTCTCTGGTCCTTCAGATCTGATAAACTGCATAGACTCAGCGTCTTGCGATCCGATAACTCTGAAGAACTCCATGTCGTTACCAAACTTCTGGTGTAGATCCCACATTTGGTCCATAACCTTCTTCCAGTTACGTAACCATTGATCAACCATATCTTGCAATACATCGATAGCATGCTGTGGTTCTTCACCCGCTACAGGTCTACCAAGCATACGATTCATGTTATCACGAACTGTTTGCTCAATCTCAATGGAATCACTTATTCCACCTGTTGGTGCTTCAATAAAGCCATACTCTCCAGGTCTACGTTCACCCAATGAATCACCTGGACCCCAGTTTGAAGCTTTACGGCCCAATGGGTGTCTACGAGGTGGACATGTGCTTAAATGTGTTCTATCAACACGTGAATCTTGCTGAACCTTGATCTCATCTTGGAATCCTTTACAGATCTCAGGCAACCCGCGCGAATCCATAAGTCTTTGGGTTCTATACTCTCTTGGGAATGCAACAAAAGGGTATCTAGCCTTTGGATAATCCAATAGCTCTGATTTACCCCATCCTTCAACATTTGGATGCATTGCTGTAACAAATACACCTGGAACACCATCCTCTGTTGTGGCTTTCTCATATGCAAATACTACACTGATGAATCCACTATTATTATCTATAATGTTTTCTGTAAGGGTTCTTCTTGTTCCCTTCTTTCGTAAAGTTGTGCTATAACTGATGATGTCATCAGGCTGTTGGCCTACAGTTGTTTTGATAACCTCTTCAACCCATTCAGCATCCCATCCTTCAATATTGATCTTTGCTCTCAACTCCTCTGGGGTCATGAACACTCTATGAAATATATATGGCGCATCTTGCAGGTCTATCACATTTGGCTGGAAGAATACATCTTCATCCATTGTGTAGGCTTTAATGATTGGCTTATTCTCAATAACTTGAGGAACGCCAACCCTTGTTATGCCATTCTTACGTAAATCGTTCACCATCTTACGAGCCTTACGCCTCTTCACTGAAGGGAAGAACTCTTGCATGATATCTGTTGCTTCATTGGTTGTTTCAGGCTCCAATATAAGAGCTACCAATCTTTCACCGATTGATGGATCTTCTGGATTGATTGCCAACACATCTTCAAGTGTTAGATCCTCCATAACCTCTTCAACCTTTGTATCCCAGAATACTCCACAGATACCAATACCTTTTTCTTCTTGGTAATCTGCTAATATCTTGGATTGTCTGTCGATATCTTCTGATTGTGATAGTAGCCACTTCATGAACTGAGAAATCATCTTTGCTCTCTCAATGTCATTTCCCTCAACAGGAACGGCTGTCAAATTGCCCCGCAACAAGGACTTAACAAGCAACGCTTTATTTTCTCTGATATAAGAATCTACTGTGAACGGCCTAATGTCGCTTGCATCTTCCCAAGGATAGGCAGGATTATTCGGTGATCCTTTCTTTCTGCCAGATTCTAAGTCTTGTCCTGGCCAGAAGTTGTTGCGAGTATCAAAGTTACATTGTGTCTGATTATAAAAAGGACTTAATTGAGAGGTTGTCTCTTGTAAAGCATCCTTTAGTCTGTCTATATCTGGATCTTGATCCGAATTTCTCTTAATTTCTTCTCTTTGGGCTAAACTAGGCATAATTCTTAATCAGTTTTTAAATATTTTATCACAATTCACTCAATATGCAGCGTGTTTAGTGGCGTTTCGCTACAAAATGGTGGCTTCCTTCATCTTCTATATACATAATGTCAGCAATTGCCAAATAACGTACACAGTCAACTGGATCTTTCGTGGGTTCATCCTTACCGAGTTCACCTGTATATTCAGTCATTGCATATATGGTATTGTCTAATCTATCTGATATAAATAATAGTGGTTTGTTACCCAATCCCATAGGCATACGCTCATCCCAAGCTAGAAGCTTATTAATGGCCTGTAGACCCTGATCCTCATCATATCCAGGTGCTGGTATAACATCGATACCCTTCTTGGCCAACTCATCAATGATTGATGTCTGTATCTCTTCTCCTTGGTATTTTGCTGCTCCAAGTCTTGGGTCAATCAAACGCTCAAATATTGTGATGCCTTCCTCAACCTCCTTGATGCGATCAATATAATCATCATAACCGTATCCATTCGGCTTTGCTGCATCTCCAGGTCTACCTTTCTTACCTTTAGACATATCAGCCCAATCACCAAATCCAATATCAGGAAACTCAGCCCAGATATACACCTCATTCATTGGAGTGACACCAGCCCATAGCATAAACCAAGGTTTACTGCCTGATGGGTCAATAACCATATAATGAGTTACGGGAGATGATTTATCTTTGATGAATGGTATATCTTCATGTTTAACCACATTATACTTGTGATTGAACTTGGGAAATTTACCAGCCAACGGCTTTGTAGGGACTCCATACGCACGACAAAGTATGTCATCCCTATGCGCACCCTGTAAGGTTTTCTTGATACGCTCAAAGCCTCCGTAGGGGTTGTCAGCAGTATGAAAATATACGATACGTGAATCACCGCGCTTCGGCTGTTGAATAATTGGTACGCGCATGCCTGGGATAAGCTCAGCTTCTTTATCCAAAAGTGTCTTTGCTCCAGTTATCATCTCTTTAACCACTGGGCTATAACCTTCGATCGCTGTGAAACTCACAAGCATCTTGGCATCGCGCGTAACCAATCTGAAACGTAATGTGTTTAGAAAATCTTGAGGGATAAGCTCATCAGCCCAAACACCTATATTGTGTATCTTTGGGTTCCCTGTAAGGGGTGTCATTGAGCCAACTTCACCACCCTCAATAGTTGAAATATCTTGTGCGTAATTACGGAATATGATCTCTGATCCATTTGGGAGGACAAGCTTGTTGTCAGAGAATCCGTTCTTCTGAGAATATTATATATAAGCAGTCTTACTCTTGATCTTGCCTTGTTTGAGTTCAGCAGGTAAGTATTTATATATATACTTCTGCTGCATCTGAATACTATTCTCATTTGTCGTCTGGAAGCACCAAATCACAGACTCAGGATTATTCATTGCAGCCTCAACAACTAATCTCGCACAGACCTCACTTTTGCCGCTACGATTCCCTCCATAGATATGCACCTCAGATGCTATACATAGGCTTTCATGAACTAGATCCCAATGAGGCAGCTGAAAACCATATCTATATGGATCTGCTTTTTCATTCTCTATAGCTTCATGGTAAGCCTTATGAAAATCAACGATCTGATCAGGGGTCCAACGCTCATTGGCAACCTGTTCGTCTGTAGGTATTCGTAAGACTGGGTGAGGCTTCCAGTCAAATAACTCTTTTATACTGTATCCCATTAATCGTCGTTAAGTTCCAATAGATCTTGTGCTAATCTAGCCCTAACCTTTTTCAATGCGCTATCATATGTGCGCCTAAGGCTTTGATGTGATATACCACAAAAGTCTGCTATCTTTTTCAGGTCATGAGGTCCAGGGTAATGCTTTTCCATATACTCCAGAGCTTTATCAACGTCAGGATCTTTTTTAATCATTTCTTTTCAAGTGGTGGATGTCTCCATAAGCCTTCGTCGATCTTTTCACATTGAAGCGGTGTTTTGTCCGCACAACCTTCCCATACCTTCTCTGATACGATACAGACCATTTTACCACTGGTATAATTTGCACCATCCATACGGGCAACCCAGAGCCTTCTTTTATTGGGTGGCTTCTTTACTGTCGTATATAAAGTCTCAATGATTCTACCATCATCTTCAGGTGGTGCTTCTTTTTTCGGGAATGGATTATTCTTGATATACTTACCAATCTCGA